GTACGCTGATATGCGTGTTGCCTACGACACCGTCAGAACCATCACTGAACGTCTGTCCTACGCTTTCCTTATGAATAGCGCAGTGCAACGGTCAGGTGAGCGTGTGACTGCTGAAGAAGTACGGTTCATGGCAAAGGAACTCGAAGATGCCCTCGGCGGTGTCTATTCGATCCTTAGTCAGGAATTCCAGCTTCCTTTGGTCAACCGGCTGATGGATCGCATGACCAAAGCCAAGCGGCTCCCAGCTCTGCCGAAAGGTATTGTCCGTCCAGCTATTGTGACGGGACTCGAGGCACTGGGGCGTGGACATGACCTGAACAAGTACAACGCATTCCTCACTGCTTTGCAGCCCCTCGGCCCCGAAGCTGTGGCGCAGTACATGAACGTGTCTGACTACATCACACGTATTGGTACGGCACTGGGCATCGACATGGATGGACTTGTGAAGACCGAGGAAGACATTCAGGCCGAGCAACAGGCAGCAGCCGAGGCTCAACAGCAGATGATGGCGAATGAGACAATGGGCAGGATTGCAGAAAAGGCAACCCCAGCCGCCATGGAAATGGCCCAACAAGGAATGAATGATGGCAACGGAAACGGTTAATATCGATCCCCAAGACAATAATCCATCATTAGAAGAACAGGCTGCGCTTCAAGACGAGGCGCAGTCGCCTTCTGGTGACGAAAAAATACTAGGTAAATTTGACTCATACGAGGAACTAGAGAAGGCTTATGAAGAACTGCAATCTAATTTCACGAAGTCTAGACAAACTGATGTGGATGAAAGCGAAACTAGAAGTGCGGATTCTACTGATGCTGAGAACTCTGAAGAGTTTGCTCGAGAGGCTGTACAAGAAGCTGGTCTAGATTTTAACGCTCTCAGTAGTGAATACTGGGAAAACGATGGTCTCACAGACCAGTCCTACGACTCCCTAGAGAAAGCCGGTATCCCCCGAGAAATCGTGGATAGCTTCATCGAGGGACAGCAATCTTTATTAAAATCCACAACCGCCGAGGTGTATTCATCTGTCGGTGGTGAGGAAAGTTATAACTCAATGGTTGGTTGGGCAGCAGATAACCTGTCAGAAGGACAGATTGATGCCTACAACCGAGCAGTAAATAGCGGCGACATGGAACAAACCAAGTTCGCTGTTCAAGGTCTCCGCTCTATGTATGAGGCCAATCAAGGCGTCGAACCAGCTCGTAACTTGGCTGGTCAATCACGCCCCTCTGTCGATGCTTATTCGAGCCTAGCTCAAATGAAGTCAGATATGGCAGACCCCCGATACAGCTCTGATCCTGCGTTCCGTGATCAGGTCGCAGCAAAGCTGTCTCGCTCCAACATAATGTAAAGGAAATTAGTATGGCTAGGGATTACGCAGCGGAATACGCTGACTACCATTCCAAGCCCGAGCAAAAGAAGCGACGGGCAGGACGAAACGCAGCTCGTCGTTTGATGATTAGAAAGGGCATGGCTCGTAAAGGTGACGGTAAAGACGTTCACCATCGAGACCGCAATACCCTTAATAACTCAGCTAATAACCTTTCAGTCATGTCTCGAAATAAAAACCGAGGCATGAAGACCTAAAGAACACAGACCATTTGTACTTTCTGGCTCTCTGCGGAGAACAACCTCGAAGGAAAGGTGGCGAGTAATCTGAGGTTCACCCCTTACTTTTAACTCGTACAATTGAGGTACAAAAATGGCTAACGCTACCCCTTCACGCTTAGGCGCACTCAACGGTGGCTCCGATAAGGACGCCCTGTTTCTTAAAGTCTTTTCTGGCGAAGTACTGACTGCATTCGAGCAGCAGACCGTCATGATGGACAAGCACCAAGTTCGCACCATTGCGAATGGTAAATCCGCTCAGTTTCCAGTCATGGGTCGCACATCTGCTGCGTACCACACCCCTGGCGCAGAGATCACTGGCGACAGCATCAACCACGCAGAAAAGGTCATCACCATTAACGACCTCCTGCTGACTTCGACCTTCATTGCTAATATCGATGAAGCTAAGAACCACTATGATGTCCGCTCGGTGTACTCTAAGGAAATGGGCGTAGCTCTTGCTAACCAGATGGATAAGCACGTTCTTCAGACGCTTATTCAGGCAGCTAACGACTCCACAGCCACCGTCACTGGTGAAACTGATATGGTCGGTACTGTTATCACCGATGCAGACAGCGACACTAACGCTGACTCGCTGGTAGATTCTATCTTCGCCGCCGCTCAGGCACTCGATGAGAAGAATGTCCCAGAAGACAACCGTTACGTCGTCGTCAAGCCAGCTCAGTACTATCTGCTGGCTAACAGCTCCAAGGTTCAGAACGTGGACTTCGGCAACGCTGGTAATGGATCGACCGCATCTGGCCGTGTCATGCAAGTGGCCGGTATCGATGTCCTGAAGTCGAACAACCTCCCGCAGTCTGACGTATCAGGCACTGGAGTTGACGCTGGTGGTGCCGGTGGTCGTCAGGCCGCTACGGCTGCAAATACGACTGCTATCGTATTCCACCCATCGTGTGCTGGTACTGTAAAGCTGATGGATTTGTCCACAGAGTCTGAGTACGACATCCGTCGTCAGGGTACTCTGATGGTTGCTAAGTATGCTGTCGGTCACGGTGTACTCCGTAACGAAGCTGCTGTGCAGATTCAAACTGCCTAAGCTAACGATTAGAGAGGCTCCTTCGGGGGTCTCTCTTTTTATTTAAGAGGATAACATGGCACTGACCCCCACTACTAAACTAGAGGCCGTGAACGTCTGCCTAACGAACATAGGCGAAGCTCCAGTAGCCTCGCTATCTGGCCTTCAGGTGGATGCTCAGGTTGCCTCCTCAATCATTGATGAAGTGTCCCGTGAGGTGCAGTCAAATGGCTGGCACTGGAATACTGAGGTTCACACCATCTCCCCCAACATTTCTAATCAAATCCTGCTCCCTGCAAACACACTGCGTGTTGATACTGTGGAGAACGACAGGAATCTCGATGTCATCCAGCGGGGCATGAAGCTGTATGACCGCAAGGACAACACTTATATATTCTCAGGGCCACTGCGCTTGCATCTCACAATGGTACTCGATTTTGACGAGATACCAGAAGCAGCCCGTCGTTATATTACGATGAGGTCTTCTCGAGTTTTCCAAGAGCGCACCCTTGGTTCTGAGTCCCTTTCTAAGTTCAACCGTGGTGACGAACAGCAAGCATGGGCTTTGCTGCAACACGAGGAATCTGAGACAGGCGATTACAACATGATCACTGACAGCTATTCGACCTATTCAACTGTGGCTCGAGTAGCCCCTGTGAGGAGGACTTACTAATGGCTCTTGTTGCTGGCTCAATGCCTAATATGTTCAACGGTGTCAGTCAGCAGCCCCCAGCTCTCCGATTGCAAAACTCTTGTACTGAGATGGAGAACGGCTGGGCTTCGCTTGTTGCTGGACTCCAAAAACGCTCAGGAAGTGAGATTATTGCCCGAGTTGGTAATAACGTATCGACTGATGTCAAGGGTCACTATTTCCAACGGTTTGACGGTAAGAAGTTTTTTCTGACCGTCCAGAACAACGACATCAAGGTTTATGACGACACAGGTGCGTCAAAGACCGTCAATGGCACATTATCTGGTTCCTACCTTAATTTTGGATCAAGTCCCCGTGAAAATTGCAAGATGATCACTGTGGGTGATACCACATTTATTTTGAATAAGACGATCAACCCAGCGGCTACCACAACCCCTGAGTCCAGTATCAGCCCTGCAAGGCTCGATCCCTCAAGGTATTGGTCAATCTTCGTCAAAGGCTCCCTGTCCAACTCTAACTACGCTGTGTATATCAACGGTACTCTTAGAGCCAACTTCACTACCGGCGCAAACACTGAAGCCTCGAATGCTGTTGAACGGACAGAGGCTATCGCTCAAGAGCTGGTCAACGACCTGACGGCTGCGGGTTATACCGCCACTAGGCACAACTCAACCATTTCTCTTTATTTAGGTTCCTCCGATACGGTTCAGGTTGATGAAGGTAATGGCGGCAACGCTATGACCGTGTTCAAGGAAGAACTAACGTCTTTCGAGGACTTACCAGCTCAAGATAAAGACGGGCGTATTGTCCGTATCTTAGGTGAGCCAGGGTATGACGGAGATGATTATTATGTGGTATTTGATGCGGTAAAGCAGCTTTGGATAGAAACATTCGGGTATGGTAAAAAGCGTGTCATTACGCAATCAACGATGCCTCATAAATTATTCTATGATGCAAGCACTGACCAATTCACATTCTCCACACACACATGGTCGGAGATGTACGTTGGGGACGATATAACCAACAGCGACCCTACATTCATCGGTAAGCCCATCAATGACATCTTCATCCACCAAGGCCGTATGGGCTTTCTTTCGGATGAAAACGTGGTGTTATCCGAGGCTGACCTTTTCGAGAACTTCTGGCGCACTACAGTTGCCCAGCTAGTTGACAGTGACCCTATCGATATTGCGGCGGTCACAGGTCAGGTAACTCTCCTCAACTTCGCAATCCCGTTTAACAAGAAACTCCTGATCTTCTCAGATCGGACGCAGTACATTCTTGACTCGGCAGACCTCCTCTCCCCAAAAACAGCACAATTAAACTTCGCATCGGCCTTCAACTGCTCGAAGACGATGAACCCCATACAGGTAGGTGCATTTATCTACTTTGCGGACGATACAGGAACAAACTCCAAATTCATGGAGTATTATGTCGATAACGACTTAAACACTGAGAACGCCGATGAGGTGTCAGCTCAGGTTCCTGAATATATCACAGCTCCTGTCCAGTATGTTGCTGGCTCTAGTCGTCTATCCAGTGTGTTTATTCTCGGCGGCAACTCGAAGGAAATGTACTGCTACAAGTACTTCCAAGGAACCCAAGGTAAGATTCAGTCATCGTGGGGCAAATGGACATTCGAGGGTGACATCAAATATTTCACCCTAGTCGATAATGATATGTTCCTGTTGGTGGACTATGCGGCTGACGGCCTATACATGGAAAAGATCAACATCGAAGAAGATTCGGTTCGATCCAGCTCGTCATTCCCTATTCACCTCGATCACAGCTTCAAGTTCTCCGACTGCACACGCTCGTATAGCGCAAGCACAGGACTGACTACATTCACGCTGCCTCACCCGAGTCCAGCGGATGTGGTGTTTGTACAGAGCGATGATAGTGCGCCTCGAGGGTTTGTTATTGCGGCAACCAGAGTATCCTCCACATCCTTTACGGCTGTCGGGGACTACACAGGCTCGGCTTACAACAACGCCGTGATTGGCAGGAACTTCACATTCAAATACGAATATTCCCCATTCTTCCTCAAAGAGGACAAAGGGCAAGGCAAGGTGACCATCCAAGATGGACGGTTGTCTATTAGATACTTGTCTGTCCAGTACGAGGATACAGCACAGTTTTCTGCCAAGGTTACCAACAGAGGACGTACTCCTTATGAGTACACGTTCTCAGGTCGTAACCTCGGATCACAGAACAACGTGCTTGGTGGACTATCGTTGGACGATGGTGAATTCAAGTTCCCCGTGATGGGTGAAAACCTCTACACAAAAATCGAGCTGCTCAACGCCACCCCGTTCCACTGTACCTTCACCGGCACAGAATGGACGGCTCAGTGGACACCGAAAGCAGCCAGAAGGTTATAATGCTACACACCGAAGTTACTGAGGCTTGGCATATCCCGTCATTAGCCTCACGGCTTCGGGAAGCAGACAAGCAAGAAATCAAAGCAACCTCCGACCTTGATGCCATCACTGGCCTCTCGAGGTCGGTGGAATGCTCTCCCGTATGTTACTCCATCATGGAAGGCGACTTGCCTATAGCCATCTACGGTTCATCTCCAGACAGCGACAAGTCTGCTCTGGTGTGGCTGTTGGCTAGCGACGACTTAAAACGTCATTCCAAGCAGTTCCTACGAGAGAGCAAGAATTACATATCCATGCTCCATACAGAGTCAGACGCTGACCTGTTGTGGAACCTAACAGACAAAAGAAACACAGTTCACCACAAGTGGCTTAAATGGTGTGGGTTCTCATTCATCCGAGAGGTGACATGGGGCGCATACGATCTGCCCTTTTATGAATTTGGAAGGTATGAAAATGTGTGATGCAACAGCAGCCCTCCAAGGCGCAAAGGCAGTAAGCGAATATCAGGAAGAGCGGAAAAAAATAGATGCCGCTAATGCAGCCGCAAATGCCAGTATTGTCAGTGGACGGGAAGATTATAATTACCAGACAGGTGCGGCCCAAGAAGACTTCCAAATGAACATGAGGGCGCAGAACCAGTCTGAATTCGACATTATACTAGCCAACCGAGCAGCTAAGGCCACTGCGGTGACTTCGGCAGCTTCGTCAGGCGTAACAGGTAAATCAGTTACAGATACCATTGCAGCCATCGTTCAGGCGGGTGCAAGAAACACTGTACGCTCGAAAGATCAAGAGGCTGTCCTAGATAGACAATATGACGCTCAAGCCCGTGGTCTGCAAAAGAACCTCGAACAGGTTTATGCAAGTAATCCCATGCAAGCTGCCCCGAACCCCTTGGGGGCTGCGCTGGGCATTGCTGGGGCCACAGTCGGCGCAAACGAGAGGAATATGGACGGTGGAGGAGAGAGCTTCCTTCCAACCTTTCTAACTTAATAAGGAAATAGGACATGGCACGTACTACGGTTGACATCACCCCTCTGTCGCCCCTTGCGAGGGGCATCGGGCAGCAGGGGTCAGGTGCAGTACAATATCGAGCCGACCCTAACGCCGGTAAATCTGCGGGTTTACTAGCTAAGAGTCTTGGCGTTGTGCTGGACGCATCTCAACAGCGTGATCGCAGAAAGATCAATGAGTCCAACAAACAATTCGAGCTTGAGTTCAACGGTTATGTAACCAAGGCACTTCAAGACGACAACATGACAGGTGTCGAGGAGCTAGATACGCTCTTCCCCGACATGAGTATGCCTCGCAAGCTCCTCATCCTTGAATCTGCCGGTAAGAAGGCAATCGAAAGAGATGCGGGATATCAAGCTGCATTGGCTGGTATTGGTGCTGACAGTTCAGCTACCGATGGCAGTAGTAATGGCACACCCAACACCCTCGAAGGTATCAACACAGGCTACCAATTAGCTGAAGCCTACATTCGTAAGTATTACGAAGGTTCCAACGCTGCGTTCCTCTCAGGCGCACTCGGATACCACGAAGCCCAACGATCAGCCCATCTACAGCAGTTTGTGGCTAGCCAGAGGGCAACACAGGCCCAAGACGCACGTAATGACTTCGAGACCACCGACAAGGCTCTAGCAGCCTCTGGCGACTGGGAAGCCCTACGTCAACGGGATGACTTCTGGAAAGCCGCTGGTGGCAATGGGTTCATCCAAGGCAAGGATCGTAACGCTTACGTCACAACCGCAGCCTACGAGCAAGCTAAGGCGAATAGAGACATCACTGTCCTATCGACCATGCCTGAAGAATACAAAGGCGTCATGAGAGGCAAGCCAGCACTCTGGCAAACCTAT